GATCGCCTGCGTGGCATAGGTGAACTCGCCCGAGGCCGGGATCATGGTGACCGCGCGGGTCAGCCCCTCGGCGGTGTCGGGGTCGGCCAGCGGCCGGAACACCTCGAAGGACAGCTGCGGCAGGCGGTTGCCATAGGTCGAGAGCGCCAGTTCCTCGAAGACCACATAGGCCGTGCCGCGATAGGCAGGCGTGCTGGCCGCGCCCATCCTCGCGGCGATGAACGGGTCGGCCGTCTGCGCCTCGTCGCCCGGATACCAGCGCCAGGTGACGCCGGAGAGATCCATCGGCTTGCCATCGGCCCAGATGCGCCCGATGCCGGTGATCGGGCCCTCGCAGAGCGCGACGGCAAAGCTGGCATAGTAGAGATACTCGGTCGTCTTGACCTTGCCGCCCCCGCCGCCCTTGCCGCCGCCCTGCGTGGTGGTCTTCGTCTCCTCGCGGAAATCGGTCGCCCAGATGATGTTGCCGCCCATCCGCATCCGGCCATAGAGTCGCGGGATGACTGCGCCCTCGGTGGCCGAGGTGATGCGCAGCGTGTCGAGCCGCGCGCCCTCGATGCGCTGGGTGGGCGCCAGCGACGAGATGATCCAGCTGTCGACGACCGAGCCGATGCTGGAGCCGATGAAGCCGCCGATGGTCGCGGCGCTGACGCCGAGGATCGCGCCGCCGATGCTGCCGCCAATGGCGGCGCCGGCCGCACCGAGAACGAGGGTGGCCATGTCGGGGTCTCAGCGTTGCGGGAACAGGAAGGCGAAGGCGATGCGCCGCCGCCAGGATGGGGTGAACGGTTCCTCGATCACGCCGAGCCGCTCATAGGCGTGGAGGAAGGTGTCGGGCCCGGTCAGGATGCCGACATGCTTGGCAATGGCGCGGGGCTTCATGCGAAAGAGGACCAGCGCGCCGGGACCTGCCTCGGCAGGCGACACCTCGATCGTCATGCGCCGCGCGCCCTCGGCCAGCACCTCGCGCGGGCCGGTCTCGCCCCAGTCCCGGCTGTAAGGCGGGATCGGGAACGGCTCGGGGCCGACGACCTCGCGCCAGACGCCCCGTGCCAACCCGAGGCAATCGCAGCCGACGCTGCGCAGGCTGGCCTGGTCGTGGTACGGCGTGCCGAGCCAGGACCGCGCAATGGCGATGACGCGCGCGGGGTCAGCCAATGCGAGGGGTTGCGTCATAGGACGCCTCCCTCGTGGCCACCATCCTTGGTGGCGTAGCGCAGCACGGCATCCTGGCCGGGGATATGCGGGAAGCCGCGGAAGTTGACGGTGTTGGCGAACTTCGCCCCGCAGGTCTCGATCCGTTTGTCGCAGCCCGCGCGGATGGTGAACGCGTCGTCTTCGTCGATGGCACGGACCGGCGCCTCGAGCAGGGTCAGCACAGCGATGCCGTCTGTGACGTCATGGCCCAGCACCTCGGTGCGCCGCCCCGCGTTCGCGCCGCTCGTCCAGTCCAGCGTGCCGAAAGTGAACCAGCCGGCCTCGAACCCGCCGAGCCCCGAGGCGGTGAAGGCGCGGTCGCGCAGGAGATCGATGACGGCGCCCGTGCCTTTGAAGGCCGGAGCCTCCAGATCGACGCCGCAGCGCGCGTCGCCCAGCGCGGCGTCACAGGTCGCCTGAAAGGTCCGCCCGACCGTCTGGCCCAGCACATGGGCGAGCGAGCGGACCTCGGCGACAAAGGCCAAGCGCCCGCGCCGGATCTGGCCGATGGCCCCGCGCCGCATCAGCACGCGCTGGCTCGTGTCGGCCCAGTTCACCCGCCAGACCTCGACCACGGCGTTGTCCCAGCGGCCGTCGAGGATGTCGGTCTCGGTGATCCGGTCCGAGGTCAGCACGCCCTCGGCGTCCTGCGCATCGACCGACAGGTCCGAGCCAGAGCGGACCTCGGAGGCCGTGAGTCCGCTCTCGGGCTCGAAGTCGGTCCCGTCGAAGCTGAGCGTCCGGTCGTGGTCGGTGAAGCCGAAACTCGCGCCATCGGCGCGCGCGATCCGCCAGCACCAGGCGAGCGTCGTCGTCCCCTCGTCGAGGTGGGCCTGCAGGGCGGGGTCGAGGGTCTTCATCGTCGCAGTTCCAGCAGTGGGATGGAGGTGATCGAGCCGAGCCGCTCGAGGTCGAGCGTCACGTCGAGCACGTCGGTGTCGAAACGGACCGGCACGTCGAACTCGAACCCCGCGGTGATCGCGACGCCGGAGCCCGGCGCCGCGGTGAAGGTGACGACGCCGGTCGTGGTGTCGACCGTCCAGCCGGACAGCTGCTCGACGCCACCCAGTGCGATGCGCACGGTTCCGGTCACCGGTTTGGCTATGGCGCGTGTCCAGGTTTGCGCGCCGGAGGCGTAGCGCTTCACCAGCTGGAAGGCGCTCGTCGTGCCGTCGCCGGTGCCGATCGCCTGGTCGGTGGGCAATGGCGTCTGGGACGGCAGGCACGATTTGAAATCGCCCCAGTCCTTGAAACGGAAGCCATGCAGGCGGCCGTTTCGCGCCTCGAAGAAGGCGACCACCGTCGCCAGATCGTCCGCGCGGCGGATGCCGTATGCGACGTCGTAGCGGCGGCGCGAGTTGGCCCAGCTGGCGTTGCGCTCCTCGTCGCCCGAGGCGAGTTCGACGATCTGGGTGCGCCGCTCGGGCCCGCCCCGCGCGCCGCGGCTGATATTGTCTGGGAAGCGGACCTCGTGGAACGCCATCACATCCCCCTCCGCCCGAGCGACACGGCCCGGGCGATGTCGGCCGCGACCTGGGTGCGGGATTGCCGGAAGCTCTCGGCGTCGCGGGCCATGATCGTGACATTGACCCCGCCGCCCGCGCCGTAGCTCTGCGCCTCGCGCCGCGACAGCACCCGCTCCCCGCGCTGGAGGATCGCGGGCACCTCGTCGTGACGAAGCCCGGCCATGCCGCCGCCATGCATGCGGGGCGCGGCGGCGAAAGCCATGGCCGGGACCATGCGCGAGGGTCCCGCGGACCCCACCATCCCGCCTGCATGCAGGACGTTGGCGAAGATCCCGCCCGCGCCGGAGAACACGCCGGAGAGCGCATTCGCGATCGGCCCGAGGATGAAGCGCCGCGCCGCGAGCTGGGCGAGATCGGCGAGCAGCGAGGTGACCAGATCGCGGAAGTTGAGCTTGCCGGTCTTCACGAACTGCCCGACCGCGTTCTCGGCCGACTGGAAGGCGCCGACGAGGCTCTGGCCGATGTCGCCACCGATGTCGCGGGCCTTGCCGGCGTAATCGGACAGCGCCGCAGTGACGGCCTGCCAGCCGGTGACGGCGGCCTCGGTCGCGGGCTCAGCTGCAGCGGCGGCAGCTCCGGCCGCCGCACCGGCATCCGTCGCGGCGCGACCGGCATCGCCGAGCGCCGTCTCCAGCCGCTCGGCAGCACCCGTGGCCTCGGTCAGCGCATCGGCACTGGCCTCGTCGGTGCCGCGAACGGCATCGCGCAGGGCCTGCCAGCTTTCCAGCGGCGCACGGGCACCCTCAGCTAGATCGCGCGCGGCGCCGCGATAGAGGTTCGCGGATTCGAGCGCCCGGTTCGCCGCCTCGGTGAGGCCGAGATCGGGTGCGGTGAGCGGATTGTCCTCGAAGGCCCGGTCGAACGCCGCCTGCGCGGCGGTGGTCGCTGCCGTCGCCGCGCCCTCGAAACGGTTCTCGATCTCGCCGAGGTCGAGATCCGGCACCAGCGAGATGCGGCGCTCGGACCCGAGCGCTTCGAGCCCCTGATTGATGCCGCCGATGAAGCCGTTGATGCGCGAGACCACGCCGTTCAGCATCGCCTCGACGCCGTCGACCAGGCTGTTGGCCGCCTGGAACGCCAGGTCGCCGATGGCGGCGGGCAGCAGGCTCCAGATCGCCTTGATCGCCTCGTAGGCGCCCTCGAAGGTGTTCGCCGCCGTGTTGCCGAAAGCCACGACGCTCCCGATGGCGCTCTGCATCCCGGAGGCAGCATCCGCCTTCAGGTCGAAGAATATCGCCGTGGCGGCAGCACCCGCCGCCGCCGCGCCCATGCGGATCCGCTCCCAGACTTCGACCGCGAGGTCCTTCAGGAGCGACATCGCTTCGCCGAAGCCGCCCGCACCGGAGACGAGACGGGTGAACTGGTAGACGAGCTCCCCCGCGCCGACGATCAGCGCGCCGATACCGGTGCGGATCAGCGCGCCCCGCAGGACGACGAGCGCAGTGGCGAGGCCGCGGACGGAGAGCGCGGCGGCGGCCATGGCAGCCACCCAGCGGCCCGCGAGGAAAGCCGCGAAGGTGGCGGCATAGGTGGTCAGGCGACCGATGTTGTCGAAGAGGCCGCGAATGGCGATGCCCAGCGGTTCGGTGCGGCTGGCGACCGCCGCCATGGCGTTGGCGACCGCTTCCAGCGCGGGAGCTGCAGCGACCGCCAGCTGGTTCGATAGCCCGCGCCAGATCAGCCCGAGCCGGGAGATCGCATCGTTCGTCCGCTCGATCTGGTCGGCATCCTGCTCCGACACGACGACGCCGAAGGCGAGGACATCCTCCGTCGCCTGGCGCAGCGTCGCCGTGTCGATCCGCGACATGGCGATGGAGCCTTCCTCGCCGAAGAGCTGGCCCGCAACGGCGGCGCGTTCGGCGGCGGGCACGAAGCTCTCGATGGCGGCGTTGATCGCACCCACGCGCTGATCCAGTGGCAGGGCGATCAGCTCGTTGGCCGAGAGCCCGAGCCGGTCCAGCGCGTCGGCGGCAGGGCCGGTCCCGGCGGCCGCCTGGCTGAGACGGCGCGTCAGATCCTTCGTCGCCTGCTCGATGCCGGACATCGACACGCCTGCCAGCTCGCCCGCGCGCTCCAGTGTCTGGATCGAGGCGACGGTGGTGCCGAGCGACTGCGCGAGCTTGGCTTGCGCGTCGACGGTCTGCAGACCGGAGCGGATCATCGCCACGCCCGCGGCGGTCGCGGCGGCAACTGCGGCAGCGGCGGCCACACGTACCCGCCGCGAGAAGGCCGCGAGCCGGGCGTTCGCCGCCTCCATCTCCCGGCTCAGCCGTCCGAAGCCGCGCGACCCGGCTTCGCCGACACCTTCCAGTTCGGCGCGCACCTGCCGTCCGCCCACGGCCGCGAGGCGGACGCTGACCCTCTTCTCAGCCATGGGAGTGATCCATCTGTTCGTTGAGTTTGGCGACCATCACCGCTTCGATGACGGGCAGCAGTTCGGCCATGGCGAGCGGCGGCACGCCGAGCGCGAGCGCCGCCGACATGTCCCAGCCGATCACCGCGCCGGGCAGCACGCGAAGTTGGCCGCCGAGACGGCCGACCAGGTCCTGGACCTGCCAGCCTTCAAGGGTCAGCGGCCTGTTCAGCCGCGCCGGGCAGTCCGGGCAGGCTTGCGCACAGGCTTCGCAGTACCGCTCGCCCCCGCCGAAGGACCATTCGGCGAGAGCGCGGAGACGTTTTTTTCCTGTTCCAGCAGCAGGCCCTTCGAGACGTAGGTCAGCTGGAACGCCTCGAAGATCGGCCAGACATCGAGCAGCGCGTCGATGGCCTCGGGGCTCGGGTCGATGGAGTTGCCGTCAGCATCGCCGATGCCCTCCCAGGCCAGCACGGCCCGCCGTGCCAGCGCCTTGGCGAAGGCGACTGCGCGTTCCTCGTCCGACGCCTCCTCGGTCACCGCCTCTACGGCCGGGTCGCTGCGCGTCGCCACCATCAGCGCCGTTGTCAACGGGCGCAGCTGCACGCGCACGCCGGGGGCAAGGTCATGCCAGCGCGGCGCGTTGGTCAGGTCGAGCGTCAGCATCAATACGTCTCCACGTCGTTCA